GCAGTTCGGCGAAACAGCGGCACGCATCTTCAACATCCACAACGCGGCGCACGAGACCATCAAGTCGGCCATCGGTGGTGACACGCCGTTCGGTGGCTCGGACGCCGTCATGCACAACATCGCGCAGGTCGCCACCAAGGGCGAGGCCGAGCAAGGCAACAAAGGCGGCGCAGAGGACTCCAAGAGCAAGCGCGGCAAGGGCTGGATACTTCTGAACGGCGAGCCGCTGTGCTACGGCGGCTGCCAGATCGCGATCACCGGCGCGCGTCCCGGTGTTGATGGCACCTATCTTTGCACCGAGGCCGAGCACAATTACACGCGGGGCGGCGGCTACACCACGCGGGCCAACGTGCAGTACCCCGAGCCCATCGTCACCGGTTACAAGTGGAAGACGAAGCCGAAGAAGAAGAAGCCGCCGCCGGTCGAGAAGCAATCGACCGATCCCACCAAACCCGGCTACGTCGAACCGCCTGCGCCGACGGGCAATCCGATGGGCGATTACGACCCGACGGTTGATCTGCATACCGGGCAGGAGATCGAGGTCAAGCCGCAGTCCACCCATCCGGGCGCGCCCGGCTACGTCAAGGCGCAGTCAACCGATCCAAATGCGCCCGGCTATTACGATCCGAATAAAAAGTTCGGACTGTTCGAGCCCGGCGGGTTCTTCAACCCATTCAGATAAGCCGCTCCCGAAAACTAGGATCGTCAACGGAGGCGCCGCTGCGGTGTCCCCTCCAGTCCGACAGTTGCGTTATGCATCCGTTGACGATCCGCTTTTTCGGTAAGCCAAGGAGCACCCATGACCAGCATCTGTCTAAGCTCAGGCCACGGCAAATACATTCGAGGCGCCTCGGGCTATCTCGATGAAGTCAATGAAGCGCGTCGCGTGGTCGAGGAAACCGCGCGGTTGCTGCGCGCGGCCGGAGTCGAAACGCTGACATATCACGACGATGCCAGCCATTCACAGAACGAGAACCTGAACCGCATCGTCAACTGGCACAATTCGAAGTCGCGAACCTTGGACGTGTCGGTGCACTTCAATGCGTATCAGACGACCACAAAGATGATGGGCGTTGAGTGTCTCTACCTCACGCAGAAAGACCTCGCCAAGAAGGTGGCCGACGGCATCGCCAAGGCGACCGGTCTGCCGAATCGCGGGCCGAAGTATCGCGACAACCTTTTCTTCCTGAACTCCACAGCCAAGCCGAGCGTGCTGGCTGAGATCGTGTTCGTGGACAGTCTGGCCGACGCCGACGCCTACAACGCGCAGTTCTCTGCGGTGTGCAGCGCGCTGGCCACGGCGCTGTCAAGCAAGCACATCGCTCCGGCGCCACCGCTGCCGGAAATTGATCCGGTGCCGCCATTGCCAGTCGAGATACCGGAGGAGGAGCCGGGACGGCCGACGCTCGGGCTCGGCGATCAGGGCGTCGATGTGATCTACATCCAGAACCTGCTCGGCGTGTTTCCGGCCGACGGTGATTTCGGTCCGATCACTGACTCAGCCGTGCGCGGTTATCAGGCGGCCTATGGTGAAGGCGTCAAGACGGACGGCATCGTCGGACCGAAGACGTGGACTGCACTGGATTATCTGGCGGACGCCAAGTCCTCCGGCAACGACCGGCTGCCGCAGGATCAGGCGCGCAGGATCGTCGAGCTTGCCGAGCATTCGAAGATTGCGAACTATGCGTGGAGAGATCGCGGCAAGATGCCGCTCGGCTACACCTCCGGCATCGCGCTGTGCTTCGGGCTGGCGGCAACGCGGTTGCTGCAGGGTCATCCCATCGCCACCACTGCGGCGCAGGCGGACCGCAACGACGCCGATAACGATGCGCTGAGTTGGTACCGCGACGAGTTCTTGGACCTCGGCATGGACAACAGCCAAGACGGCATTGACACGCTGCGCCATCTGTTCGTGCTGATGCTGGGGCTCGGCGCGCGCGAGAGCAGCGGGCGCTACTGCGAGGGCCGCGACATGAGCGCGAGCAACGTCACCGCCGACACCGCCGAGGCGTCGCTGTATCAGACCTCGTGGAATATCCGCTCGTGCTCGTCATCCATCCCGCCGTTGCTGCAAGAGTACTGGGCCAACCCCAACGGCTTCCTGCCGTACTTCCAAGACGGCGTGAAGCTGAACAAGGACGACCTCGGCAATTACGGATCAGGCGACGGCGCCAAATTCCAGTTCCTAAGTAAATTTTGCCCCGCTTTCCATTGCTTCGTCTCCGGTGTCGGTCTGCGCTACCGGCGCCAGCACTGGGGTCCGATTAACCGCCACGATGTCGAGTTGCGCGCCGATGCCAACGACATGCTGCTCGAAGTGCAGCATCTGCTCAGCGAGGACTCTGCTGAGAACCCGGAGGCTATGGCCTGAAAGGAAACCATCATGATCTCCTCCCTGATCTATCTTGTGGTCTACATCGTCGTGCTGGGCTTGGTGGTGTGGCTGCTCAATTACCTGATCGACGCCGTGCCGCTGCAGGAGCCTTTCCGCAAGATCGCGAGGGTTGCCCTGATGGTGATCTCGGTCCTGATCGTCATCCTGCTGCTGCTGAATTTCATCGGCGTGCTGGATGGAGGAGCACCCCGGTTGAGATAGGGAGCGGCTGGAGGTGATGCCCCCGCCCCCACCGGCGCCGCCGTCAATCTGCCGGGGCTGCTGATGCGCGTTTATGCGCGCGCACTTTCGCGTAGTTTTGCGTAGTTTTGCGGTAGTATTTTACTGGGTGTTTCTGCCGGTGACCGGGATCGCTCGGGCGACCGCTAGGGCCCGCGCGCTGACCAAATCCAGTTCGCCCATCAATTTCAAGAGTTCGTCCGGGGTCACCGTAGGGCCGGGCTCTGACCCCACTGTACGGGCTTCCCTGATGATCCTGCGGCGCCGGATCGCGACCGTGTCACGCGCGCGTGAACACTTAGGGCAGGAGCTATGACGCTTTCTGCCGGGCGGCAGTATCCAGCGCCCGTGGCAGGTCTCGCAGATCAGCCTCATCCTCCCCTCCCTCAATCAACTCAATGGCGGCTTTGGCTTGATCCGCTCCCAGCCGGAGCGCAAATCCATGATCCGTTGATCGGCGTCGAGCACGCGCCGTTCGTTCTTGGTTGGCTTGCGCAGTCCGGCATCGGTGGTCAGGTCCACGATGTTGATCTCGCCGCACTCCCAGCACAGGCTGATGTCGCCGTCGCTCGGCCGCTGGTCTTCCCTGCTCCGGGCGCCCGTCATGCGGTCATTGTGCTCGCCGCAGAACGGGCAGGTGGTGCGCAGCACGTTCGTGTTCATTGCGGATTACTTCGCTGTGCTCGGTTTTGACTCACTGGCAGCCATTGGCAATTCTCCGGCGTGTAGTTGCCCTTCCCGCGATCTATCTCCATGCCCACTGGTCGCTCGCCCATGTCCTCTAGAAAATTGGTGAACACGCGCCAGCGGTCGCACACCGTGATGCCGCGCTTGCCGTAGACCTTCCCCGGCCTGCATCGGTCGATCATCGCGCGCCATGAATTGTAGGTTGGGCTTGGTTTGCCATTGCGCGGTGAGTGGCCGTGCGTTTTCATCGCTTAGGTCCCACCAGCAACATAGGCGGCATCGGGATGCTCATCCTGAGACTTCGCCATAAATGCAAGCAGTGCGGGTGGCAGTTCACATACTCCGATTCCGGTGGATGGTACTGCACCGCCATCTCGTGTTTTTCCCAGAACAAATCCTTCACCCACGCCATCTCATCCCATGTCGGGCAGCGCCCCTGCGCCGTGACACTGACGTGCTCCCAACCGTACTGCTCATCGACGCCGGACGACACCGCCACCAACCGCGTGCCCTGCGGGGTGGTCAGCTGGAATGCGCCCGCCATGCCATAGCTTTCGTCCGAGCCCATTCGGCCATCGCGGACCCGGCCATCCAGCAACATCACCGGCAGATATTTCTTCATTGCATCTTTCGCTCTCGATAGAATTTGGCGATCAGGTGCTGCGGCGTCTGCGGATGCGCCAGCCAGTTCACCAGCGACTTGTAGTCCACCGCGAACTCGGCTGGCCCGCACCTCTCCCCGATCTGCATCTTGAACGCGGTGGCCTCGCTGGCGTTGGCGCGCAGGCGCCCGCTGCGAAGCTCTTCCAGCAATTCCTCGCCGGTGAAATCGTGGCGCACCATCAGGTCTGCCAGCGTCGTGTAGATCGACTCCGGGTCTTCCTCGAACAGCCGGGCCGCCTCCTCCGGGTCCATCGGTTTCGGAGCGGGCATTGTTATCGGCACTTTCTTGAATGGCAGCTTGTTGCTCTTGGCCGCCTCGGCCACCTTGCGCCGCGCGGTCCGGCGCGAGCACTTCTCCACCTTCATGACGTGCTCGATGACCTCGTCAACCGACATCCACTTTTCGCTCATCCCCCT